CTGGTGGACCAGAAACTTACGATTCATCAGCAAATAACATACATTGTACATTAGGAAATATTCATGTAAAATCTGGAAACATATTGTTGTAGTAAAATAAAAGTATTTGATATTTATATATGATGATAAAACTATTTGATATATTAACAGAAGGTGTTTATGACCCGGGTATTTTTAAAGCGGTATTTACTGCAGGTGGACCAGGAAGCGGTAAGTCTTTCGCTGCTTCAACACTATTTGGAATGCCAGAAAGAATGCCATTTGTATCGGCGCAAGGACTGAAAGGAGTCAATTCAGATTCTGCTTTTGAAAACTATTTAGAAAGAGCTAAGCTTCCAAAAGATTTAACTAAGTTGGATAAAAGCCAACATGGCCAAGCAATGGATTTAAGAGCTAAAGCTAAAAGGGTAACTGTTTCAAGAATGAATAGCTTTATAAATAGTAAGTTAGGATTGTTAATAGATGGTACAGGGAAGAACTATCCAAAAATTGCTAAAATGAAACAACGGCTAGAAGTTGAAGGTTATGATTGTTTCATGGTATTTGTAAATACAGATTTAAAAGTTGCTTTAGAAAGAAATAAAAAAAGAGAAAGAGTTGTACCAGAAGATATTGTTAAACAATCTTGGCAGGAAGTAAATAATAATCTAGGTAAATTTCAAAGTCTATTTGGTAGTAGCAATATCCTTATTGTAGACAACTCAGAATATAAAGATTTTGGATCAATAGTTAAAAGCTCTGCTACAAAATTTGTAAAAAAGCCTGTCCAAAACCATATTGCAAAAAAATGGATAAAAAAAGAATTGGAGTTAAGAAAATCATGAGTTTGGGAAATTGGTTAGCTAATAAAATCTTAATACCTGAAGCTGATTTAATTGATGAGTTTTTAATTACTCATGATTTAGCTAGAATTATTAATGAAGGTAATTCTGTTACTACAGCAGTTGGAATGGAAGTTGATGATGGCCCAAAAATGTATCATAAGAGTTATGAACAATACAAGCTAAGAACTCGTAAACAAACTGAAGCTATGGGTATGGAAGTTTTAGATTATATTCTAGGAAGAACAGACCCTGACCAATCCTATACAAATTTAAACATACCTTCTTTCTTTCCTGCAGGAGTACCAGGAAAAAATACACCTACTAATAAAGATTATCAAAGCGATAGAGCATATCAACTGTGGATGAAAAGAGTTAAATCTATAGCAACTTCTGTTGGTTATGAATATTTAAATTTTTTAGATAAAAAAGAAATACCTTCAAAATCACCAAAAGGTAATAAAATATTACACCCTTTAAAAGAAGGTGTAGAAGATAAGTACATATTCAAAGCTATATTTCTTTCTGGTGGTCCTGGCTCTGGAAAATCTTCTGTAATAAATTCTATTTTTGGTGTTCCCAAAACTAGCAAAATAAAATCTAGTTTAACTGGCACTGGTTTAAAAATAGTCAATTCAGATTCTGCTTATGAAATGTTAAAAAAAAGACATAAAATACCAGCAGCACAAGAAGATTTAGATGATGAACAAAGAAGTTTAGATGGTAAGCTAATGGCTAAATCGGTTAAATTGGCTAAAAAACAATATGAAACATATTTAAAAGGTAAACTTGGTATTATTATAGATGGTACAGGAGCTTCTTCGAATAGTTTAATAAAAAAGAAAAAACAACTAGAATCGTTAGGTTACGATACTTATATGATTTTTGTTAATACAACTCTAAAGACTGCTTTAAAAAGAAATAAAGAAAGAAAAGATAGAAGTCTTTTAGATAAAATTGTAGAAAGAGTTTGGACTAAAGTTCAAGAATCCCAATCTGCATATAAATCTGCATTTGGTAGAAATTACCAAGAAGTTAATACAGAGAATACTAAAGAAGGAGATTTTCCTCCTGGGGTAACAAGTGCTGCGAATTCATTTATAAGTAAACCAATAAAAAATAGGGAAGCTCTTAAGTGGATATCAAAAGCTAAAAATTTAAAAGTTATGTAAATATGAAAAAATCAATATCAAAATCCAAAGTCCAGAGAATGAGAAATATTGTTACTGGAAATCACAATAATAAATCTAAAATTCAAACTGGTTATTTAAAAACTAAGAAGAAGCACAATGAAGGTGATGTATGGGAAGAAGGTGGAAAAACTTGGACAGTTAAAGATGGAATAAGACAGAATGTAACTAAGTTAGATTCTGTAAGAGCAGCAACTAGAATGCCATACGCTTGTCCTAAATGTGACGAAGCTATGAATCATAGATTACATGATGAAGTATGGCCTCACTTTAAAATGTGCTATAAGTGTGTGAATGAAGTACATAAAAAAATCAGAAGCGAACAAGGTTGGTCAGAAGCAGGCTGGCAAGATTATGTTAAAGAAATAAAAAAAGCTAATTTTCAAGATTGGTTAAAAGATGTTAAAGCCCAATTCGAAAATTGGTTAGATTCTAGAGAAGATAAAACTTTTATAACAGAATTTGGAGATATTGAAGAATGGGGTCCAGGTGAAAGTAGAGATTCTTTAGAAAAAGAATTCGAAACACAATTAGAAAAACTTGATGAAAAATCAAAAAAAGTTTTAGGAGATTAAATTATGAGTATAATAAGTAAAATTCTAAGTGGAGGTGCAAGTAATCTAATAGAATCAGTTGGAGGAGTACTAGACAATCTAGTAACAACTGATGCAGAAAAGTTAGATGCAAAAAGAAAATTAAAAGAATTAATTCTAAGTCATGAAGCAGAAATGCAACGTAATGTTTCTGATAGATGGAAATCTGATATGAATTCAGACTCTTGGCTATCAAAAAACGTTAGGCCTATGGTTTTAATATTTTTAGTATTCTGTACAGTCCTTATGATATTTATCGATGCAGGTACAATTGCATTTACAGTAGAAGAAAAATGGACAGATTTACTTCAACTAGTCCTTATTACAGTTATTGGTGCTTATTTTGGCGGACGTTCGTTAGAAAAGCGAAAAAAGTAACAGCTTTTCCAACCTAATATATATTTATATATAGATATGAGTAACGACATTAGAAAAATAATAGCTAGTGAATATAAGAAGTGTGCACAAGACCCTGTACATTTTATGAAGAAGTATTGTAATATACAACACCCAACCAAAGGTAAAATTCTTTTTAATTTATATCCATTCCAAGAAAAAACTTTAAAAGAATTTAAAGGTAATGATTATAATATAATCTTAAAATCTAGACAGTTAGGTATTTCAACTTTAACTGCTGGATATTCATTATGGTGTATGCTATTTAATGATGATTTTAACTCTCTTGTTATTGCTACAAAACAAGATGTTGCAAAAAACCTAGTTACAAAAGTAAGAATAATGCATCAGTATCTTCCAAGTTGGCTTAGAGGCGAAGCAATAGAAGATAATAAATTAAGTTTAAGATTTGGGAATGGCTCACAGATTAAAGCAATATCTTCAGGTGGTGATGCTGGTAGGTCGGAAGCCTTATCTCTTCTAGTAATAGATGAAGCAGCTTTCGTAGATCGAATAGATGATATTTGGGCATCGTCTCAGCAAACTCTTGCAACTGGTGGTAAAGCAATTATTTTATCAACACCTAATGGTGTAGGGAACTTCTTTCATAAGACCTGGTCAAAAGCTGAATCTGGAGAAAACACTTTTAATACTATAAGATTACACTGGAGTTTACATCCAGAAAGAAATCAACCTTGGCGAGATAAACAAGATGAGTTGTTAGGAGCTAAAATGGCAGCACAAGAGTGCGATTGTGATTTTATAGCTTCTGGTCGTTCTGTAATAGAACCAAAATTGTTAGAGTGGTATAGAGAAAACCAAATAGAAGAACCTATAGAGCAAAGAGGTTTTGATACAAGCTTGTGGATATGGGAATACCCAGACTTTTCAAAAGATTATATAGTAGTTGCCGACGTTGCAAGGGGTGATGGTGAAGACTATTCAACTTTTCATATTTTTGATGTAGCTGAATGTAAGCAAGTTGCAGAATACAAAGGTCAACCAGGAACTAAAGAGTTTGGAAATATGTTAGTAAACATATCAACAGAATATAACGAAGCTTTATTAGTAATAGATAATGCAAATATAGGCTGGGCAGCAATACAACCAGCAATAGATAGATCCTATAGGAATTTATACTATACATTTAAGCACGAAGGTGTAACAGATTCTGCAACACACTTAAGTAAAGGTTATGATTTAAAAGATAAGTCTCAAATGACTCCAGGTTTTACAATATCTTCTCGTACAAGACCACTTTTAATTTCGAAACTTGATATTTATTTTAGAGAGAAAGCCTGTACAGTAAAGTCAAATAGACTAATCGAAGAGCTATATGTTTTTGTTTGGAATGGGCAAAAACCTGAAGCACAAAGAGGTTATAATGACGATTTAGTAATGGCTTTTGGTATGGGATTATTTGTTAGAGACCATGCACTTAAATTAAGAAATGAAGGTCTAGCAATGAACAAAAGAGCAATCGGATTAATGGGTAAATCTGGTGACAATTTTAGTAATGGTTATAATAAAAACTTAGGGAATCAACCCAACCCCTGGAAACAAAAAATAGGTAATCGAGACGAAGACTTAACTTGGCTACTATAAAGGAAAAATAAAATGGCAGATAAATCATTTTTTGGAAGACTACAGAATTTATTTTCATCAGCAACAATAATTAGAAAAGCTGGAGAGAATAAGTTAAAAGTTATTGATATAAACAAATTACAACAATCCCCAAATTTAGCTACAAATAGATTGGTAGATAGGTTTAATCGCTTATACTCTAGTGAAAAATCTTTTGGATACAATCAGCAAGCTAATTATCATACAGCTAGATTACAATTGTTTACAGATTACGAAGCAATGGATCAAGATTCTATAATATCTTCAGCTCTAGATATATATGCTGAAGAATCTACTTTAAAGAATGAATATGGTGATTGTATAGAAATAAAATCGTCAAGTGACGAAGTAGAAAAAGTACTTCATAATCTTTTTTACGATATTCTAAATGTAGAGTTTAATTTATGGCCATGGGTAAGAAATATGGTTAAGTATGGAGACTTTTACTTAAAGATGGATATTACTGAAAAGTATGGTGTAACAAATGTATTACCTATATCTACTTATGAAATGATTAGAGAAGAAGGCTTAGACCCTTCAAGGCCAGAATATGTAAAGTTTACTCATGATCCTTCAATTGGTGGAAGTATGACAGGCATAGCCGGTACAACTGCTAAAACAGAATACCAAGCTTACGAAATAGCCCACTTTAGAATGCTATCAGATGCTAACTTTTTACCTTATGGTAAATCTATGGTAGAACCAGCAAGAAAAAATTGGAAACAATTAACTCTTATGGAAGATGCAATGATGATCCACAGGATTATGCGTGCACCAGAAAAGCGTATTTTCAAAATAGACATTGGTAATATACCACCAAATGAAGTTGATAATTACATGCAAAAAGTTATGAACCGAATGAAAAAAACACCATATATGGATAACAATACAGGAGACTATAACCTTAAGTTCAATTTGCAGAACATGTTAGAAGACTTCTATTTGCCAGTTAGAGGTGGTCAATCCGGTACTGAGATAGATACTTTAAATGGAATGGAATTTGGAGGAATAGATGATATTGAATATTTAAGAAATAGAATGTTTTCAGCTTTAAGAATACCAAAAGCTTTCTTAGGTTACGATGAAAGTATATCAGGTAAAGCAACTCTAGCAGCAGAAGATGTAAGGTTTGCTAGAACAATAGAAAGAATACAAAAAATTGTATCTAGTGAATTAACAAAAATAGCAATTGTACATTTATATTCTCAAGGGTTCGAAGGCGATGACCTAGTTAATTTTGAATTAAACTTAACAAACCCATCAACAATACATGAACAAGAAAAAGTAGAACTTTGGACAAGTAAAGTTGGTCTTGTTAGAGATATGAAAGATTTACAGATGATGTCTTCTGAATGGATATACAACAACATATTTAATCTTTCTGATAAAGATATGGCTAAACAAAGAGAAGGTGTTATTGATGACCTTAAACAAGAGTTTAGAAAAGAACAAATAAAAATGGAAGGTAATGACCCAATGCAATCTGGTGAAGCAAAAGGTACACCTCATGTTCTTGCAACGATTACATCTTCAGAAGACGGCGAACCTACAGATGATATGGTAGCTCCTGGTTTAGATAATGACGGTGCTAAAGCAGAAAACCCTGGACCAGAAGAATCTGTACCTACTGCTGGAAAAAGCCAAAAGTCTGCTAGAGGCAGAGACCCTTTAGGTAAAGAAGGTAGAAACTATAAGTTTAGTGAGAACAAAGCTTCATTAGTAAGAGCTTTATTTAATTCTGAAATAAAAAAAGATTCTAAAACAGGACTATTAAGTGAAAATAATATCATAGACGAAGGAGCTTTATAGACCAAAATGATATTTATTAATGATATCTAGTACACTAAAAGGAAAATAAATTATGGCTAACGCAAAATATACAAAATTTAAAAATACTGGTGTTATTTTCGAATTATTAGTTCGACAAATAACTAGTGATACCTTAGAAGGTGTAAAAAAATCACCTGCAATTAGTATAATAAAAGAATTTTTTAAAAAGAATACAACTCTAAGCAAAGAATTAAAGCTTTATCAATTTTTACAAAATGAAAAATTTAAAGATGATAATAAAGCTGATAAACTAGTAGAAGCTGTATTAGTAGAACATAAAAAACTAAACTATTCTTTTTTAAAAAGGCAAAAGTATAATTTAATTAAAGAAATAAAAAATAATTATAATCTTGAAACATTTTTAAAAACTAATATTTCAAATTATAAATTAAATGCTTCTATATATAGGGTTTTTGAAACTAGCAATAGTAGTAAAATACATAATCCAAAAAATCTAGTAAATTCTAGATATACTATAGTAGAACATATAACTGGTAAAGGCCAAACTAGAAACAATACACACTCTAAAGTTTTAGAAGCTTATAGAAAACAAGATAAAGATTTAAGAATCTTATCTTACAAAATTTTATTAGAAAAATTTAATAATAAATATGGTTCTTTAGATTTAAAACAAAAATCTTTATTAAAGCAGTACATAAATAATATTTCTAATAGTACTAAAATTAAAGATTACATTGATAAAGAAATTACAGAAGTTAAAAAATCAATTTTAATTTCTTCTAAAAAATTAGATAATAAAATTATTAGAATTAAGCTAGACGAAGTTGCAAAACAATTAAGTAAAGTTAGAAATGAAAAGAAAGTAAACGATAAACATATTTTAGCTTTAATGCGTTCTTATTCTTTAAAAAAAGAGATCAAGAATGTCATTAAATAAAAAGTTAGATGAATTAGCTAAAGAGCTTGAAGAAACTGATATAGAAGAAGCTTCTGTTACTGGTGGTGGTGAAGCTTACAATACTAAATATGCTTTTGGAAAAAAAACTGACGATGAGTCTGCAGAAAAAGCAGGATATAAGAAAGTTAAAGAGTCTACTTTTATGAAATTTGCAAAAGAATCTATGCTATCAGAAATTAGCTACAGCGATTATAAAAAAGATACTAACTCTACTTCTAAAAGGAAAGTTAATAGTGCAATTAAAGAAGTAGCTTCTAAATTATTTAGGATCGAAAGAATAATAAATCAAAACATAAAGCTAAAAACAGAAGAAGGCGTAAACAGCAACCAGTATTGGAAATCTACTAGAGGAAGTCTTAGAAAAATATCCGAAAGAATGATGAGAATTAGTGAAAAATTGAGAAAGTTTTAATATGAAAGCAATCCTTATAGATACTATACCGTTTCAAATATCCCCACAGATGATAGCAGAGTCAGAAGCTAAAAATGGAGGCAGATTAATTGTTTCAGGAGTTTTACAAAGAGCAGATGCCAAAAACCAAAATGGAAGAGTTTATCCTCGAGAAATTCTAGAGAGAGAAGTTGATAAGTACTCGGAAGTACAAATAGCAGAGAGAAGAGCTTTAGGAGAACTTGACCATCCAGAATCTTCAGTAGTAAACTTAAGTAATGTTTCTCATAATATAAGAAAAGTTTGGTGGAAAGGTGATGATGTTATTGGTGAAGTAGAAGTTTTAGGAACTCCTTCTGGAAACATACTAAAAGAATTACTAAAAGCAGGTATTAAATTAGGCATTAGCTCTAGAGGTATGGGAAGTGTTAATCCTGTTAGTGAAAATACTGTAGAAGTAGGGGAAGACTTTGAATTAGTTTGTTGGGATTTTGTAAGTAACCCTTCAACTCATGGAGCTTTTATGTCTCCAGGAAGAGTAACAGAAGGTATTGTAAAAAATAGAGTAATTAATAAATATGAAAAAGTTGAAAACTTAATAAGTGAAATGCTTTGTGATTTAACTTGTAAGTGTTCAATACCAGGGAGTAAATAAATGCAAACAGAATTAACATGGCGAATGTGGCTTAAAAATAGTAAAAATAGAGAACTACTAAAAGAATCACCTTCTAGAGCCAAAAGACAATTTATAAGTGAGCAAGATACATATCGAAGAAAGTGGGATTATTTAAACCAAACCTACTTAAGTAATCTAGGAGTACCTAGTGATGCTAAAGCTGTAGGAAACTTTCAGATAAAATAACCATAATAACATTGTAAAATGATATTTATATATAATTAATAACAACTTGTAATAGACATTAAGTTTATTACTTTAAAAAATAGGAGAACAATTATGAGTTCAGTAAGTGTAGCTACGTTAAAAACGTATTTCAACACAGGCGACAAGCCAACAGAAGCAAATTTTATCGATGTATTCGATAGTATGCTTAACCTTGCAGACGGTGGAACCGTTGCAGGAGCAACAACATTTTCAGCAGGTACGAATCTTGGTATAAAATTATTAGCAGCAGGTGCATCACAAACTGTATCAGCAGCAGATTCAGGTAAAACAATAGTATTTGACGTTGCAGCTGCAACATTATGTACATTGCCAGCACCAGCACTAGGTATGCAATTTGATTTTGTTACTTCAATACTAGCAACAGGCGATCATGAAGTTCAAGCAGCAACAAATGCTGAAGGATTTGTAGGTGGTGTTTCTGTAGTAAGTACAACAGCAGCAAAAGCAGATTTTTTCTCTGCTGCAGATGCTGGAACAGACGATTTCATCACTCAAACAGGTGGTACTAATGGTGGTGGACCAGGTTCTCATCTTAGAATCGTAGGAAGATTAGCTTCTTCAGCAGCAAAATGTTGGTTAGTTTCCGGCGTTTTAGGTGCAGTAGGCGCTACAGTTGTAACACCATTCGCAGCATCATAATAATTAACATTAGTTATTATGCCTGCTAAGAGCAAAGCACAACAACAATTCATGGGCATCGTCCATGCAATGCAAAAAGGTCAGCTCCCCGTAAAAGGGGATGCTGGCCAAATTGCTAAATCTATAAAGAAAAAAGATGCAGAAGCCTTTGCATCTACTAAACATAAAGGCTTACCTAAAAAGGTTAAAAAAGAGGATACAATGATTTCTTTAAAAAATCTTATGCAAGAAAACTCAGAAGAGAAAGCTTTTGATAAACTAAACTCTAAACAAAAAAGAGAAGTTATTGAAGCAGTTTCTAATTTCAATAAGTTTTCTGAAACTATATATAGAAATAATGAAACTAAGAGTATGATAGAATCAATAAAAACCCTTTCAGAAATGGCAGGTAGATTAGCTATACAAGAAGCTGGTGATTGGTTCGATTCTGTAACTGTTAAGAATGATGTTAAAGAAATAAATAATTCTACTAAAGTATTTGAAAAAACAGCTAACGAAATAGCAACTCTTCAACAGAGATTAGAATCTGTTTACGAAGACATGGGAAATAAGCTTGGTCGATACTACAAAATAAACGAAGCTATGGATGCTGTAGGAAAAGAAGATGATGATATAGATAATGATGGTGATTCAGACGAATCTGATGATTATTTAAAAAATAGAAGAGCAACAGTAGCTAAAGCTATAAAAGATGAAGCTTTAGATCCTGTAGGAAAAGAAGATGGTGACATAGATAATGATGGCGATGAAGATTCTTCTGATGATTATCTAAAGAAAAGAAGAGCAGCAATATCAAAAGCTGTTAAGAGTGAATCTATCAGTCTTAAAGCTTTAGTTAAAGAAGGTTTTGCAACATGGAAAATGTCTTTTGCTGATATGACCTTAAGTGGTGTTCAACTAAAAAAAGAAAAAGTTTATACTGTAAAAGCAAGATCAACTGTAGAAGCAATTAAGAAAGCTGCTAAAATGGCAGGCGTAGGCAAAGATTGGTTAGCAACTCAAACTCATAAATTAGAAAAAGTAGGATAGAGCCAAACCATGAGAATACAAGAAGCAGACATAAAGCACTTCAGACAGTATCTTATTAAACTTGGTAATGAAATAGGTGATAAGAGACTAGTTCAAGCAGCAGAGAAAGCTTCCGATTCTAAAATCAAAACTATGTTCCAAAAAGATAAACATTACAAAATCTTTAAAGATGCAGAAGTACAAAAGCTTTCAGGTAAACAATTACATGGTAAGATTAAGTATGACCAAAGATTTAATCTTTCTAATGAAGGCAAAGTAAATGAAGCGAATCAGTATAAAGAAGTTTCGGCAAAATTTAAAGCTGCCCTTGACAAGCTATCAGAAAAAAACTTTACACCAAAAAATGTTGAAAAGTTAGCTAAGGCTATGAAAGAAAAAAGACCAGATGCTGCAATGGCTTATGCTAAAGAAGCTTTTGGTTGGATGAAAAATATGAAAGAAGGCCTTTGGTCTAATATCCATGCAAAAAGAAAACGTGGTGAGAAGATGAGAAAGAAAGGAGCAAAAGGTGCACCATCTGATGATGCTATAAAGAAAGCTCAGGAAATGATTTCTAAACTTTCTAAAGAAGAAAAACAAACTCTTAAAGAAAAGCTTAGTAAACTTCGCAAATCTAATAGTGACGACCCGGACGATGGTTCTTGGGTAGGCAGATAATTTCTAAAAAATAACCTTCCAAAAATTTTTTTATGTCGAAAATATTTCTTATATTGAAGTAATATTAATAATAACTAAAAATACAATATATGGCAAATTTTACACCAAAAGACAGGAGTGGTAAACCTATTAAAAATTACCGAGCAAGAAAAGATTTTGATTTACCTGGATGCCCTTATGGGGTTAGAGTACCTGGTAAAACTTATGATGATTTAGAAAAAGCTTTAAAAATTTTTAAAAGGAGTTTAAAAGCTTCTGGTCGATTGTTTGAAATAAAACAAAACAATTTTTTTGAAAAGAAATCTTTAAAGAATAGAAAAATGAAAGCAGATGCTGTTCGTAAACAACATTGGGACACTATAAATAGAAAGACAGCAGATAAGTTTCATGAGTGTTGGACTTACATTGTAAATGGTAAAGCAATGTAATATACTTATTTTTTAAATAAAGTTAAAAGAAAGTCAGGAATATCTAAAAGTTTCTGACTTTTTTTGTGGCTTTTACTATGGTTGTATATACTTATATTCGAATATATACACAAAAATGCGCTATCGAATCTGATATGGTGCAAGATGTATTAAAAATTAATATTTATTAAGACTCCTAATAGTCTTATTTCCAAAAACATATTTTAAGGAGAGAACAAATGGCTAAAAACGATTTGTTAAAAGAAGCAATTGCTGATGCAAAAGCTGTTAGAGAAACTGCTATTGCTAATGCAAAACTTGCTCTAGAAGAAGCATTTACACCTAAGCTTCAATCTATGTTATCGACTAAAATTCAAGAAGAAGAAGACGAAGATGTAACTATGACTGCAGATGAAGATCCTGCTGAAGTTGCTGACGTTGCTGACGACACTACAGAAATCGCAAAATACGATGAAGAAACTGAAGAAGAAACAGCTGAACCTGGAGACGAAGACGATAACAATGAAATGATGAAAACTGAAGATGCAGAAATGGACGACGAAGACATGAAAAACGAAGCTGAAGAAGACATGGATGAAGACGACGACAAAGACATGGAACTAGAATCTATAATTAAAGAATTAGAAGATGATGACGACATGGACAATGAAGGCGAAGAAGAAGACATGAAAAACGAAGCTGAAGAAGATGACATGGAAGAAGTTGCTGCAGATGATGAGGACATGAAAAATGAAGCTGATGATAATGATGATGATGAAAAAGAATTAGATTTAGAATCGGTAATTAATGCTCTTAAAGAAGAGGATGAAGACGAAATGGATAATGAAGGCGAAGAAGAAGATGAAATGAAAGAAGAATTAAATTTGGCTTATGAAACTATTAAGTATCTAAAAGACAAAATTAATGAAGTTAATCTTTTGAACGCTAAATTATTATTTTCTAACAAACTATTCAGAGCGAACAGTCTTAACGAAGGGCAAAAAATGAAAGTTATTGAAACTTTTGATAGAGCTAATTCAGTAAGAGAAGTTAAACTAGTTTATTCTACTTTAGCAGAATCTTTAACTGCATATAACCCTAAAAGAAAGAAAACAGTAGCAGAAGGATTTGCTTCAAAAAGTATAAACTCAACAAAACCGTCTAAAAACGTAATTGTTGAATCTAACCAATTCGCTAATAGAATGAAAAAATTAGCAGGATTATTATAATTAATTAGGAGAATTAAAAATGACACAAATTTCAAACTTATTGAAAGAGTCAGAAAACAGTTTTCACACGCAAAGAAACGAAACAAAAAAATACGTTAACAAATGGCAAAAAACTGGTTTACTAGAAGGAATTGATAAAGATTATGACAAACATAATACAGCAATTCTTTTAGAAAATCAAGCAAAGCAACTAATCTCAGAAGCTTCATCAATTGGAGGAGCTAGTTCTGAAGAATGGAATGGCGTTGCATTACCGTTAGTACGTAGAATTTTTGCTGAAATCTCTGCTAAGGACTTTGTTTCTGTACAACCAATGAACTTGCCATCTGGCCTAGTTTTTTGGCTAGATTTTAAATATGGTACAACACCAGGGAATATGACTACAGGTCAAACATTCCAAGCTGGTCAAGATATCATGGGGGATACTTCTTCATCAAGCACACCATCAGGTGGTCTTTATGGTAGAGGTCGTTCAACTTATTCATCAAAAGTAACATCATCACTATTAACTGCAGCAAATATAACATTTGCAGCTTCAGGAGCAGGTGCTAACGCAAATGCTATTTGGAGAGAGTTAGGATATGATGGAGCATTATCTGAATCAGTTGCTAACCCAATATATGAGCATTCACAAATACAAAAATTAACATTCCCATCATCAGCATTAACAGATGATGATACTTATGCAGCTACGGAATTTTATATTTCTTCATCAGGAACTGCTCACAATGTAGTAGCTAACTTGAACCAATATAACTATTATGATGGTGCAAATTACAATGTATTCTTTTCAGCTTCTATCCCATCGTCCGATACGACTTTGGATGCAGATGATGTTTGGAACGTACACTTTCCAACAAGAACGGAAACTGCTGCTAACAGAGGTGACTTTGAAGATCAATATCCATCAGAAGGAACTTCTGGTATAGATACTGATTTAGGTATTCCAGAAATTAATGTTCAATTAAGACAAGAAGCTCTTGTTGCTAAAACACGTAAGTTAAAAGTAATCTGGACTCCAGAATTTGCTCAAGACCTAAATGCGTATCATTCAATTGATGCTGAAGCAGAATTAACTTCTATGCTTTCTGAATATATTTCAATGGAAATTGACTTAGAAATCATCAACATGTGTTTAGATTCAGCTTTACACAAAGGATACTGGTCAGCAACAGTTGGCGAAACTCACAACGACTCAACTAATAATTGGTCAGCGGGTTCTTCTGCAGTTGCTTATCAACAAGGAACTTGGTTCCAAACTTTAGGTACTGTATTACAAAAAGTATCTAATAAAATTCACGCTTCTACAATGAGAGGTGGAGCAAACTTTATGGTTGTTGGACCGGACGTAGCTACAATTCTAGAATCTATTCCAGGATATGCTGCTGACACTGATGGCACTAAAGGTGAATTTGCAATGGGCGTACAAAAAGTTGGTTCTTTAAACAGCCGATTTACAGTGTACAAAAACCCATACATTCAAGATAATATTATCTTGATGGGATTCCGAGGAACACAATTCCTAGAAACAGGTGCAGTTTATGCTCCGTACATTCCGTTAATTATGACACCATTAGTATATGACCCGTCTAACTTTACGCCAAGAAAAGGTGTAATGACTCGTTATGCTAAGAAAGTTGTAAGGGAAGAATTCTATGGTAAAGTATTTATTAAAGACTTAAACTCTATATAATAAAAATTAACTATTAGATTTTCATTAAAGGCCCTCATTTTGGGGGCCTTTTTTTGTAGGCTAGTTGATATTTATTAATAGGCAATCTAGAAAATAAATCGAGATACGAAATGGCAGATATAAAAATATGGGACGGAACAGCAACTTGGAATACTGATGAAACGTCAGAAAATACACCTTTTGGTTTATATGAATCAGATGATATTTTTACTGGCTCAGCAGTAAGTACAGCTAAGTGGTGTGCTAAAAGGTTAGGTTATCCTGTAGTAGATATAGAATTACAATCTGGTTCATTTTATGCATGCTTCGAAGAAGCTATTACTGAATACAGTTCTCAAGTAAATAGATTTAACATAAAAGAAAATTTATTATTTTTAAAAGGCAATTCAACTAGTTCAAGTTATACTCATGTTAATGTTTCTCCAAATTTAGGAAGAAATATTCAAATAAGTAAACAGTATGGTTCAGAAGCAGGTGTAGGTGGCGATGTTTCATATTATACTGGTTCAATAGATATATCATCTGGTTCTCAAACATACGATTTAGATGCTTTATGGTCTGAAGTTAGTGAAAGTGGAAAAAATATAGAAGTAAAAAGAGTTTTCTATCAAGCTTCTCCTGCAATTACTAGATTTTTTGACCCTTATGTTGGAACTGGAACAGGAACTTCACAAATGTTAGGTTCTTTCGGTTGGCAGAATAATTCTCCAGCAGTTTATTATATGATGATGCCAATGTATGATGATCTTTTAAGAATGCAAGCTATAGAATTCAATGATGTTATTAGAAAATCTGCTTACTCTTTTGAATTAATAAATAATAATTTGAGAATTTTTCCAAACCCAACAAACGCTTCTCCATATAAATTATTTTTTCAATATATACTAACTGAAGAAAGAAGCCAGCCGTATGCTGATACATATACTTCGGCTTCTGCAGAGATTTCAGACTTTAGTAATGCTCGTTATGATAATATGACTTACAACCAAATTAATGACCCAGGAAAGCAATGGATTAGAAAATATACTCTTGCTCTTACTAAAGAATTATTAGGTGGTATAAGAGGAAAATATTCATCAGTGCCAATTCCTGGAAGTGAAATTACTGTAGATGGTGATACTTTAAGAACTGAAGCAGCTAATGAAAAAGAAATTTTAATTTCACAATTAAGAGAAGACTTAGAACAATCTTCTAGAAGAAATTTACTAGAAAAACAAAAAGACGAATCAGAGTTTCAAAGAGAAACTATTAATAATGTACCACTTGGTATATACATAGGGTAAATTATGGCACTATTCGGCGGAGAAAGAGATGTATCTTTATTTAGAAATCTTAATAAAGAACTTATAAATAATTTTATTGATACAAGAGTTGATATATTTAAATCTTCTGTTGTAGAAACTAAAGAAAATTTATATGGCGAATCTTTAAATAAAGTATTTTTTCCTGCAGTCAGAGTTGGCGGTATGATAGA